ACACAACACATTACAAGAGTTATTAATGTAATGAAAAAGTATCAGAAAGGCATTTACAAGGAATTTCAAGTAAATGGATTCATTGACACAAAGACCACCGGTTCTTTTGTAATCCATAATTAATATATACAATTATTTATTAAAGATTATCCTATATGAATAGGGTATATTTGTTCACAATACGGAGGAAACAAACTATGAAAGACATCATTAAATTAATCAATGGATATGTAGACGACTTAATGTCAGTTCTTATATCTCTTGTTGGCCTGGGTGCCGTTGCAGGAATTCTATTCCAAGGCGGATTATTTGGGTTAGATGTTATAGGTAATTTAATATCACTTGTTAATATGTTTGGTGAAAGCGGTTTTGCTGGTTTCATCACATTAGTGATATTATTAGGTCTAATTCGTAAGTAGGAACGCGAAACAATAAGTAATATTTCCTACATATTACTTAAATGAAAAAAGGGGTAAGAAATTGCCCCTTTTTTTATATTTATTACCAAAGGATTATATTATGTCAAACGATTATGAAATATTCAAAGGAAAATCATTATCGTCATTGTTTCAAGATATTTACGAAAATCAAAACTACAACAGAAAACAATTAGATGTCTTAACTAGAAATATTACTTCTATGATTAAAGACGGAGATACTGCTGTTCAGATAGTTCCTATGATTAAAGAGTATTTAGAAATCAATGTTCGTAATGATGAGTTATTAGTAAAATTAGCTGGTATCGTTCAGAAGATTATTACTGCTGAAAGTAAAGGTGAATCTGAAAGTGAGTTTGGTTTGTCTGAAATAGAAAAACAAGAAATAATGAACACCATACTTGAACACGATACAAAAGAATTAGAAAAAAATGCTGACAAAATCAGAAAAGATATAGAAGCAAAACAATAAAATGGCCGAAAAAAGAAAAACCAAATCATCAAACATAACAAGTTTTGGTAATTCACAAGTTCAAAGAATTCACTCTGATATTCATAGAATAATGGATTCGAGAGAATATGATTTTTATGAACTTGAACCAGTAGAAGTAAAAGAAGTTTTATTGGATAAAAATAAACTTCCAAAAAAATCTAACGGAAAACCAAACTACAAATATTATGGAGCTATAAAAGGAAGTTGGTGTAACAATAAAGACCAACAAATTTTAGGTGATGGTGTCCACATACTGCCACTAGACCCACAAATCAAAAGATATCCAGTTGTCGGAGAAAATGTTGTATGTGTAAATTATTTTGGACAAACTTATTATAGTGATATTATTAATATAAAAAACAATCCAAACAACAATATTAAAACAGGACTAAGTGATAGAAACAACACAAAAATTTCTATACAAACAACAGATGAAGATTTTAGGTATCAAAGAAACATAGAAGCTAATCGTGGTGATTTAGTTTTAACTGGTAGATACGCTAGTTCTATAAAAATTGGTGAGAACGATTTAGTTCCGAGTGTTCAAATAGTAGCCGGACACAACACCGAAGAACTTGAAGTAAATGAACCAGTAAAACACAATTTAGAAAAAGATGAAGCTTCAATTTATGTTCAAGGTAGAGGTAGTAGTCAAGAAATAAAAAATCCAAATCCAGATTTAAGTGATATTTATACTAAAGGTTCAGTAATTGTGTTGGATGCTGATTATATTGTTTTAAACGCCAAACAAGTTCTTAGACAACAATCGGGAGAACTTAATGAAGTTATTGGTAAAAATGTTGAAATAAAACACAATCAAAAAGACGGAACAATATTTACTGGTGAAACCAAAAAGATTTTAGATAATTTAAGAAACGGCCCTATTGAAGCCATAAAAAGAGAAATTCAAAAGTGTATTGAAGAAATTAAAAAACTTGGTAATGTTCCACAAAAAGAATTTGAAGAACTAAAACAATTACAACAAAAGTTAAACAATATAAAAATTGACCCAAGTAAAACTTTAGGACAAATAACAAATTTAAGACCAACACTTAAAACAGATGAATTTGTAAAATTAGAAAATGAATATAAAAATGCTCAAAAAGGTTTAGAACAAGCAACACCAAAAGCTGCAACAGACCCAGTTGGTTTTGCAATAGCACTTGGTAAACTTACAAAAGTAATTAGTAAATTTGCAAAAGGAGATTTTTTAAGAAGGGATATCATAACAGATTAGGAGTAAAAATGAAACAAGGTAAATTAGTATCGTTAATAAAAGAAGTTGTCAAACAAGAGGTTAAAAAACAGATAACCGATATACTTATTAACGAAACAAATATTCCCAAAACAAAACCAGTAGTTAAGAAAAAAGTTAAGGAACAGAAGTTTACAGACAATCCGATGCTTAATCAAATTCTAAATGAAACTGCTCAACAACAAGAAGAATACCCAACATTAGGCGGGGGAACTTTTGATACAAGTCGTATGACCGAAATGTTAGGATACGGCGGTGGTTCGGGAAATAAAGAAGGTAAACGAGCAGTAGCGGCCCCAAGCACAATGACAAGTGCGGGTATGAATCCAGAAGCAGCTCCAGAGCACTTAAAGAACGCTTTGACAAGAGACTATTCAGATTTAATAAAAGCTATAGATAAGAAAAAAGGTAAATAATGGCAAGTGCAAGAGAAAATGATTTAAACCCAGATATTCGTATCGGTTTAAAACTACCTTTTAATAGAGGAAAGTCAGGTTTATTTCCACAAACGGAAACAACATTAGAACAAGCGGGTTCTAACATAAAAAACCTTTTACTAACCGCTAAAGGTGAACGAGTAATGCAACCTAACTTCGGCTCTCGTTTGAGAGATTTATTGTTTGAACAATATACAGAAGATTTAACCGAAAGAATAAAACAAGAAATACAAGAAGCAATGTCTACTTGGTTACCATACATTGATATAGCGAAAGTTGATGTAATTCAAAACGAAACCAATCCAACAGAAACAAAAGTAGATATTGATTTTTCTTTAAACTATGAACCAAATAGATTTAATTCTATCACATTAAATTTTGACACTGCATCAGAGTCAACAACAACTAGTGGTGGATATTAGGAGTAAATAATGGCATACAGAAGTAATAAAACTGGAAAAGTAAGTAAAGAAGTAAGATATTTAAATAAAGACTTCTCTCAAATTAGAAATAATTTAATTGAGTTTTCAAAACAATATTATCCAAACACTTACAAAGATTTTAACGAATCATCACCTGGTATGATGTTTATTGAAATGGCATCTTATGTTGGTGATGTTATGTCTTATTATGTTGATTCACAATTTAAAGAATCTTTATTAGGATATTCGGAAGAATTAAGAACTTTATATTCAATGGCTCAAACATTTGGATATAAACCAAGATTAACTGCTCCTTCACAAGTAACATTAGATATATTTCAATTAGTTCCAGCAAAAGGAACAGCATCTAGTATAGAACCTGATTATGATTATGCATTAAATATTCCAGTAGGAGCTCGTGTTGAAACATCAGACGGAGTAACTTTTAGAACAATACAAGGTTGTGATTTTAGATACAACAACACAACTTCTTCACCAAGAGTTACTACGGTATTTGAAACGGATAGTAATGATTCACCAACATTTTATTTATTAAAAAAACAAGTTCAAGCACAAAGTGGTGCTATTACAAGTGAAGATTTTACTTTTACAAGTGCTAAAAAATATTCAAGAATTAAATTATCAAACACTAATATCATAGACATTATAAGTGTAGTGGATTCAGACGGAAACAATTGGAACGAAGTAGATTCTTTAGCACAAGATACAGTATTTGATGAAGTAGAAAATAATTCAAACAACGACCCAGAATTAGCACAATATTCAGATGATGCTCCTTACTTGTTAAAATTAAAAAGAGTATCAAGAAGATTTACAACTTACAGAAGACCGGACGGGAAAACAGAATTAAGATTTGGAGCTGGAGTTAGTGATAATGCAGACGAAGACATTATACCAAATCCTGATAATGTTGGTTCTAATCTACCAGATAATCCTTCAAAAATTTATGAAACATTTGACCCAAGTAATTTTTTAAAAACAAAAACTTACGGGTTAGCTCCTTCCAACACTACATTAACAATCACTTATCAATATGGTGGTGGTATTCAAGACAATGTTGGTGTTGATGAAATCAATAAGATTGCTGGTATCACATTAGAAATAGATTCTACTAATTTAAGTCAATCAACATTAGATACCGTAAAACAATCAGTTAGAATTTCTAATCCAGAAGCTTCATCAGGTGGTCTTGGTGCAGAAAGTGTAGACGAATTAAGAGAAAACATAAAAGCGTTTTTCCAAGCTCAAGGTAGAGCAGTTACCAAAGAAGACTACATCATTAGAACTTATGCATTACCTGACAAATATGGAAACATTGCAAAAGCTTATATAGTTCAAGATGACCAACTAAGTGGAACACCACAATCAAATTATACAATAACACAAGAAGATGTTGGTAAACCACTTTCAGAAATACAAAACAGAATACCTAATCCATTAGCATTAAACCTATATGTATTGGGATATAACTCTAATAGAAAGTTATCAATTGTGAATGATGCAGTAAAACAAAATTTAAAAACTTATTTATCAAGATTCAGACCAATTACTGATGCGGTAAATATTAAAAACGGATATATAATTAACATAGGTGTTGATTATAAAATCATTACCAAATCAAACTTCTCACAAGAACAAGTTCTTGGGTTAGTAAATGAAAGAGTTGCAGAATTTTTCAACATTGATAATTGGCAAATAAATCAACCAATAGTATTGAGTGATTTAGGATATGAAATATCATTGGTAGATGGTGTAGCTTCAGTAACAGATATTAAAATAGTAAACAAATATAGAACTTCTGAAGGATATAGTGGTAATGGATATGATGTTGACGGAGCCTTAAAAAATGGAATTTTATACCCGTCATTAGACCCAAGTATATTTGAAGTTAAGTTTCCATTAAAAGATATTCGTGGAGAAGTTGTTGGAACAAATACTAATCAAGGAGGATATTAATAATGCATTTCTTTACATTTGCAGAAAAAGATGCAACACTTTACGAAGGTAGTGCTACCCAAAGTAGAAATACCGGATTAGACGAAATATTAGAAGTTCGTAAAGATATGAACGCTGATGGTTCGGTTGTAAATGTTTCAAGAACTTTAATAAAATTTGATTTATCAGATATATCATCATCAATTGTTGCGGGAATTATTCCTGAAAACGCAAGATACTATTTAAATTTATATGACGCTAACTCAAAAGAATTAACAACAAGTCAATCATTATTTGCTTATCCAGTTAGCCAGTCTTGGGTTCAAGGTGATGGTAGGTTCTTTGACCAACCAGCAACTACTGAGGGTTGTTCTTGGAGATATCGTGACGGAGAAACAACCGGAACACAATGGGTAAGTGGTTCAAATA